TGGGTGAGACCCTCCGAATAAATGGGGTTGAGTGGATAGTGGGTGTGATTGCAGAAGATAGAAACTCCATCATCAAAGTTCTTAACGAAATTGTTAGAGTACAAAACTCCATAGTAAGAAAGAAACAAAGAGAGTTAGATAGAAAAATCAATCATCAAATCAACCAAATGTTTCTTGATGCATACCAATCAGTAATTAATAAATAAGAGTTCAACCTAACCCCCCTATAATATGAACGATTTTGATTTCTTCTCCGTCTCCGCTTCTTCTTCTTCAATCAAATCCCTAATGAAACTTCCGAATGTAAAGCGGGAGAATATACAGGGGAGAGTATTTTATGGTAGTAAATATCCAACCTCCATATACAAAGTGGATATGGCATTCTTTGATGTGATGGAGTTTGGACACTTTGGAGCTAGAGAGAGAGCCAATAAATTGGTAGAGACTTTAGTGGCTAACAAACCAGAGAATGTGATACTGAGTACTAAATTTTATCCAGTAGATTAAAATTTTAAATACTAATTAAAAAGTGGTAAGGGAAATCCTTACCACTTTTTTTTATTTATATATACTTATATATAAACAACAATTTAGTTATTATTATGGAACAACAAAACGTAGAACAACAAGTTACAAGAGGATTAGGAAATCAACCAGCTGCACAACCGCAATCAAAATCATTTCCTTTCCCAACAGAGATTATTACTTTACCATCCAAAGGATTAGTATATCCTGAAAGTAATCCACTATCAAAAGGTGAAATTACAATTAAATTGATGACAGCTAAAGAAGAAGATATCCTTACATCTACAAATTTGATTAAGAAGGGAATTCAATTAGATAAATTATTGGAATCTATTGTAGTAGAGCCGGGAGTTAATGTAAACGATTTGGTAATTGGTGATAAAAATGCTATTTTGATTACATCTCGTATATTAGCATTTGGGCCAGAATATATTACTAAAATAGTTGACCCATTCGATTCAGAAGAAACAGAAGTTACTATCGATTTGACTACTATAAAAGTAAAAGAGATAGATGAATCGTTGTTAAATAGACAAAACGAATATAGCTTTACACTTCCTAATTCAAAAACCACCATCAAATTAAAATTATTGACTCACGGTGATGAAATAGCAATTAATAAAGATATTGAAGCATCTCAAAAAACCTTAAAAACATCAAACGAAATTACTACAAGATATAGAAGAATGATTGTAGAAGTTGATGGTAATAGAGAGTTTGGATATATCAGCAATTTCGTTTCAAATAGATTATTGGCCGGAGATTCAAAAGCAATAAGAAAAGAGCTAAATAGAATTACACCTGATTTAGACCTTACATTTGATTATACATCCCCAATAACAGGTGAGACGGAGGCACTAAGAATCCCCTTTGGGATTGGGTTTTTTTATCCTGCCGACTAATTATTCGGTTATTCTCCATCAAAAGATTTTTCAAATGGTTTACTATGCCAATGGTGGATTTAATTGGCATGACCTTTACTATATGCCTATCAAACTTAGAGAGTTCTATTATAGAGAACTTATCAAAGCTAAGGATAAAGAAAAAGAAGAGATGGATAAGGCTACATCTAAATCAAAAGCATCAAGTAGAGTTAGAAGGAGATAAATTAATTAATTGTTTATATTTATAGATAAACATAACAAAAGAATTATGCCTAAATTAATTGAAGCTAAACTTTGGGATAGAATATTATCAGTATTAGGTGCCGGAGGAGAAACTAAAGATAAATTTTTAGATAAAGTATCAAAAACAGACCCGCAACTTGCAAGCTCTCTAGAAAAGTGGGAAGATTCATTTATTGACTTATTACAAGCTACTAAAAAAGTTCAGCAAAAGCATAATATGGATACATCAACCACAGATAGGTTGATAAAAAAATATAGAGGCTAATAATTTAGATTATGGCAGAACCTACAAGAGATGATAAAGGAAGATTTGCTAAAGATTTAAGTAATCAAGCACGTCTTATGAAGGAGATTGAGGATACTCAAAAAAGAATCAATGCTCTTCAATCAAATCTTATTGATGGTGATAAAGAACAAGAAAAATTAATTAAATCTCAAATTGCTTATTTAAACAAATTAAATAAAATTAATAAGCAAAATACTGCGGAGATTAAAAAACAAACTGAAAATTTTGATTCGATGGATGATGCTATGGTTAGTATCGGAAATCGACTTAAAAATAATAGTAAACTTGCGGAAATAACAAGAGATAAATTTGAAGCAACAAAAGATATCTCAAAAGCAATTACAAAAGAACTAGCTACAGGTGGAGTAAAAAATAATAAATCAAAACAACAAGTAATCCAAGCATTAAATGCTTATAAAAAATCTCAAATTTCAATAGCTCAAGCCAATAAAGAAATGGCATTGGGTAACATAAGTGAAAAAGAAAGATTACAAGCTATAAATTCGGCAAATGATGCATTTCAATCACAACTTTCTTTAGTAGATAAAACAAAAATAACATCTCAAGAACTTTTAGGATTACTTAATGGTATGGGTAAGGAGGCTGAAGATTTTTCTAGTGGAATACAAAAAGCACAAATAAGGTCCGAAGCAATGGATAGGGTGTTTGATAATTTTTCAGGCATACCTGCGATGGGTGAACTCAACACATTATTAAAAACTAATATAAAAGATACACTTGCATTTAAAGCAGCTGTATTCGCATTAGGAGCAGCATTAGGTAAGGCAGCAATGGATTACTTTGGTGCTCCAATGAAAGCTCAAATACAACAAACTAAAGAAGTAGCACAATTGGCTATCGATGGTGAAGCGGAAAGAGCTAAGATAGCATCTGATAAAGGATTTATAGATAGAGATGCTGCAAAGGGTTATAGTAAAATACAAGAAGAATCTGATAATAATAGAATTGAAACTGCACATAACGTAGCACAAGCTATGAATGAGGCCGCATTTGCAGGACAAAAAGCAGCAATTCAGTTTAGCGCTCAAATGCAAAGTGGAGCAGCTCAATTTGAAAGAGCAGCCAAAACCGCATTATTTGGTAACAAATTAGGAGGTGTTGGATATGGTGCAGCACAAATGGCATTGGCAGGAGTTAGTGCAGATAAAGTAGCAGCTGGAATGGAAGCAGCATCGGCTGCAACGGGTAGAATGCCATCGGCTAAAGTTGGTGCTGATATGGCTATTATGGCTGAAAGAACGGGTCAATCCGTAGATAGTATTGCATCCATAAATGAAATGTTCCAAAGAATGGATGGTGTATCCGAATCAACTGCTATGAACCTTTCTGAAGGTTTACGAAATATGGCTGACCAAGCTAAAATTGGTTTGGGTGGATTGATGAGAGAAATTGCAGATGCTTCTAAAGATGCATTATCATATCAAATTAAATCAGGTCCTGCTTTAGCAAAGCAAGTAGCATACGCACAATCATTAGGTGTTAGTTTTGGAGATATAGCTAAAGCTGGTAAGAGTATGGTGATGAACTATAAAGATAGTATCAAATCTGAAATGCAATTATCAGCTATGTTAGGTAAAAACGTAGACCTTTCAGAGGTTAGGGCTAAGTTTGCAAGTGGAGATACAGCCGGCGCAATGGAATCACTAAAAGCACAAGGGTTAGACCCTGCTCAAATGGATATGTTTGCACAAGATGCTTTATCACAAGCATTAGGTGGAATAGATTTAGGTTCTTTACAAAAAATAGCAACAAGAAGCGGTGCTCAAGTTGGTGGATTAAAAGAAGGAAAAGCTGGAGCAGGTAATCAGGATTTCTTATCAAGAACTCAAGCAGCAGAATCTACACTAGCACAAAAACAAGCATCGATATCCGCAAATACCGCAGTGTTGGATGCAAAATTATCAGGTAAAATAGCAGATGAATTTATAAATTCAGAGGGGCATAAAAATTTCTTAAAAGCCCAAGCAGACCAAGCAGCAAAATCTTCATTACTTAATCAAGAAATGGAGTCACTTTATAAAAATTCAAAAGCATACAATGAGCAATTAGCCAAAACCGCTCAAAATGAAATGGTTTCTGGTATAAAAGAAAACCTATTAAGTGGGTTATCTATGGTGTTGGGTGGAGTAGCAGCTAGTTTTGCTACAAAAGGAGTTGGTATACTTGGTAAGGGTTTACAAACTATGTTTAGTAAGGTATCATCTGGTGGCGGCGGTGGAGTAACCAGTATGGCAACATCTATGTTGGGCGGTGGAGCACCACCTACGCCCGGAGGTGGGGGTGGTGGAGGTATGATGCCATCAATGCCAGGCGGTGGGGCACCTGGAGGAGCACCTGGAGGAGGATTTACAAAAGGATTAGTAGATTCAGTTAAAAATGTATCTACGGTACTAAAAAGTATCATTACCGAATTAGGTGCGGTTCTAAAATCGGGTGTGGATGTAGTTATGCAATTGGCAAACAAATTAGCATCGGGAGTTATGACAACCTTCAATACTATAATGAGTGGTTTGGCAAAAGCTTCTAGTACAATGCCTACGATACTTGGTAACTTAGGAAAAGCAATTGGTTCATTCTTTTCGGGAATGGGGTCAGGCTTATTAACATTTGCACAAATGATGGCAACACCAACAGCATTATTCGGATTACCTGCCGGATTAATCGTAATGGCAATGATGATGGGATTAGCAGCGGCTATGAGAATCGCAGCACCTGCAATCGAAGCACTTACACCATTGATAACAGGATTGGTTTCGATATTAGGGGATACATTTGTTAGAGCATTGGAAGCAGCTGGACCAATAATCACATCTATATTTGAAGGTATTGGGTTGGTAATTGAAAAAGTAGGAAATGCAATTGGAGGAATTATTAATTCAATAACCGATAGTATATCACGTTTGGGTGGATTAAATCCAGTTCAATTATTAGCAGTAGCCGGTGGTATAGCAGCATTAGCAGGAGCAGTTGCAATATTTGGTGGAGCATCCGCTATTGGTGGTTTTATGAGTGCTATTGGTAATTTCTTTGGTGGAGACCCGGTTGATAAATTTTTAAAATTCCAAAACTTAGACCCGGCTCAATTACAGGCCGTAGCCACATCAATTTCAAATTTGGCTAAAGGTATATCAGCATTTGGTGTATTAGAAAGTGTAGCAGGAGTATCTGCTTCTCTTACAACCGCATTTACAAATTTTGGAGAAAGTGTTGGGGGCGGAGCCGCAAGTGGTATAAACTCATTAGCATCGGGTCTTAAAGCTCTAAACGAACAATTGATAATAACAACATCGATTGCAAGTTCAATAGATGTTATTTCTTCTGCATTTGAAAACCTTGCATACGCATTAGATAGATTAGCAAGTGTTAATACAAAAGCATTAAATGATGTTCCTTGGATAAGAATGACAGCATTTGCAGGAGCAGGGGGTAGAATAACCCTTGCACAAAGTGCAAATAATTCATTTAACATCGCACAAGATACTGCAAAGAATATTGAAAAAATGGCTGGTAATACTGAAGCAATGGTTAAATTAAATAACACCATCGCTAGATTATTGAAAGAAGGATTCTTTGGTGGTGAAAGTGTATCTAACTTATACTTAGATGGTAAACAAATAAGTACATCATTTAAACGTTATAATTCGAATACACAAGGTAGTAATCCATAAGGATGATTAATCCATAAATTTTCTTAAAGGATATTTATAGTAAATAGAATTACTATCAAATGCCAAGTATCTTAGATTTATTTAAACAAGCTAACGCAAATGGTGAGGTCACTATGTGGGATGGTGGTGCTCAAAACAAAGGGTTGGGTGGAAAGATAATGGATTTTGTTAAAGCAGAAATCAATCCAAAAGGACCAAGAGTTTTGTTTTACAAAAAATTAGTAACACCACCACTAATCTATGGTACTGAAACTCCACGTATTTCATTAAAAGGAACTGTTGACCCACCGAGAAGTTTAGCAACTAAATCGGCAAAATATAACGAAGACCCGACTAAGAAAACTCCTATAAGTTTAGGTTCATTATTAGGAGGTTCAGCAAATAGACCTTCAGATACTATATTTGAAAATAAAAAGAAAGCACCTGTTACAAAAGGAACGTTACCTGCATCAGTTGGTAACCATTCCGCATTAAGATACGCAGTAGAAGCAGATAAAGATTATTTTATAAGTAAAGCACCAATGGGACCGAATGCACTTTCGGGTGTATTAAAGGGTGATTTGAATCAAATGGCTGGAAAAGCCGTAGGTGCCGGGATAAGTGCGGTTAAAAAAACAATTGGAAAAGCGGTTACAAGCTTAGTTACAAAGAAAAGAAAGAAAGGACAGAAAGGACCTAAAAAGCCAGATAAAGTTGGCGTTGTTGGTAAATTATATGGTGGAGGTACTCAATCGGGAAATGGTGATGTTACAAAAGGTAATGTAAAAAATTCTGAATACTTTACTTATTTTGAATCCACTACAAACCCACGTACGAATCGAGAAGAATATATAGCTAGTGGGGTATATAGTAGAAATAAAGAAAAATTTATAAATTTAGATACATTTAATAAAGGTTTATTAGATGCCGGTATGATACTAAATGATTCCGATTTGGTAAATGTAGCTGATAGTAGAGTAATAGGCGCACCTTTTATAAAAATTAAGCCATATGGTACAACACATTCGTTGATATTTCCAGCAGCTGTTACAGGTATATCCGAAAGTATAGCGCCCGAATGGAATTCTTTTAAATATATTGGTTCACCATACAACACACATAGATACAATGGTGTAGAAAGAACTTTAAGTTTTGAATTTAAATTATACTATTTAGATGATGATACTAAGCAAACAATGTTAATGAATTTGAACTCATTAAAAGAATTAACATTTCCATACAACACACCATCATCTATAAAATATAGTGATGAAGAAGTTGCTTTAGGATTTTCTCCTAATTTAATAGAATTAACCATAAACGGGTTATATAATAATATATTTGGATTTATTACACAATTAGAATTTTCAGTAGATGATGCAACAAGTTGGGCAGCAACAGAATGGTTTGGCGATGAGGAAGCAAATAAATTATATCCAACTGTTATAAACGTATCATTTGGTATGACTATAATAGAAAATCATAAATTAGAACAGGGGAAAACAACAAAAGTATTCAAATACGATTTTGATGGATTAAAAAATGATACAGCTACATGGATAGTCGAAAATAAAAAATAAAAATAAAATGAGTAGATATACAAATAGCGAAAAATTGCAAACAAAAGGTTCAAAAAAACAATATTTAGAATCTACTATTTATCCGATAGTTAAACCATCAGATACGGATTTATATATTATATCGGAAAAGGGAGATAGATTAGACTTATTAGCTAATAAATATTATGGTGACCAAACTATGTGGTGGATAATAGCAACGGCTAATAACATAAATGATGCTACTTTTTATGTAAAGCCTGGAATTCAGTTAAGAATACCAGTGGATACAACTAAAGTGTTTACTGATTTACAAAATATAAATAAATAAGTTATGCCATTCCCATATTTAGCACCTGTAAAAGAATGGGTTGTAGCTGTATTAAAAGAAAGAGAATATCAATTTGACTCTACTTCCAATCAAATACCTAATAATTTTAATTCCGTTTTAAAAAGACCGTGGGTAGTATTAACTTCTGGTGCTAAAGTTACTCAACAACCTATGAAGGGGTTGGATGCTGATGCTAGAGCAAAAAAGTTGCAAGAACTATACACACAAAACGCATCGAATAGTAATGATTATTTGGGATGTATTATAAGAAATGATTTAAATAAAGAAGCAAAATATCAAAAAGAAGAATCATATATAGGGGTAGATTTCGCCGGTAAAAAAATCAAAACGATTGGAGAATCAAATAGAAGAATCTCAACACCAATTATAGAAAGCGTTGAAATAGATACCGATGGTGCTAATAATACTTTAAAAGTAGCAAGAGTAAATCTTAGGTGTTTTTCATTAAAACAATTTGAAATGTTTGAATTGTTTTTTTGTAGACCTGGTATGAATGTATTAGTAGAATTCGGAGATACTACATTAGATACTTATAGATTTAGTAATAGAAAAAAGCCAGTTGATGAAACATACCCTAATTCAGCGCACGTATCAAATTTAATATTTCCAAAAAATGATTATCAAAAATTTGTTGATGAATTTTCATCTTATTACAAATTTAATAATCTATCTTTTAAAAATTTTCAACAATACGTTAAAAAATCAATGGGTTCATATGATTTTGTTGCTGGGAAAGTTACCGATTATAATTTTGGAATAGAAGCCGATGGAACATACAATGTTATGGTAGAAATTTCACAAGGAAATCAAATGTCTTTGGCAATACCAATAAATGTGGGTAATGATAAATCAACAGTGGGTACTCAACCAAAAGCAGGTAGTGTTGAAGAATTTGACCAATGGATTGCTCAATTAGCTGCGGATTTAAATATTGAAAAAGATAAACTATCGGCAAGTAAGAAAGATTATGATAAAGAATTTTTTAACTGGGGTAAACTTAGTGATAAAAAGGAAGATGAAACAGCATCAACCGAAAGATATATTTCTTTTAGATTTATATTAAAAAAATTAATGAACTATACATTATCAGAAACGGGGTATGTGCCGGATGATTTTGAATTTATTATTCCTAAATATGATGTAGGAGGAACACAAAAAGAATACATTCCAATTCGTTCTCATAAAAATATAATTTCCGCAAATACTGATATAGTATATCCAAATAAACAAATGGTAACATTTCGTGCTCCTATAAATGATAGTAAATCAAAAGAAGGAGATGAAATACAAGTTTCTACTAAAACAATAGATTGTAGTATAAATGGTTATTCGGTAAATGAAGGAGTTATCGTAAAAAATGAAAGCGGAGATATTTTAAATCCTGAAACTAAAGAAGGTGATTGTTGTGGAAACGCTTTAAATATTTTTATAAATTATAAAGTTTTAGTTCAGTCGTGGAAAGCATCCTATTCAAGAATAGATTTTTTAACTGCTATATTGGATGCTATAAATGCAAATAGTTTTGGTAAGTTTAGATTAGTTAGAGCAAACCACGATGAAAGAGTTTCAGCTAGCGTTATGGATTATACATCCCAAAGTGATGCTAAAATAAGTAATGATATTTATAGATTTAATGCTAACACTATAAAATCAAATGTTATTGATTTTAGTTTTAATTTTGAAATGAGTAATTTAGTAGCAGGAAGAACTGTATTTAATGCTCAACGATTTTTAACAGATGCATTAAAAAATTTATCAGCTACCGAAAAAGCATTGCCACAAATACCATTACCACCAAAAGTATTTCAACAATTTGATATGTCTTTAATGAGTAATGCTGATGGGTTCTTTGCTTTAAATATGATTGATTTGAAAGCATTGGAAGCAAACTATAATGAAGCTGCAAAAAAAGGTACAACATCAGGCGATTCCGAACAACCAAAACCTAACGAACCGCCTGATTACACTTCAATCATAGATAGTAAATCAATTAAATTCAAATTCAAAGATGGGATTAAAGTTTTAATATTTACAGATGGAGAACTTACGAAGAAAAAAATATCAGCACCAAAGCAAGATGCTAAATCAACGTTAACTCCTATTGATATAACATTAACGTTAGATGGTATAAATGGCTTTAATTGTGGTGAATATTTTAGAATTAATGGTGTGCCTGAAATATATAATCAAATTGGTGTGTTTCAAATAACAAACACAAAACATAGTGTAACACCGGAAGGATGGAGAACAACATTAGAAGCACAATTTAGAATAACTCCTAAACAATAACGATATGTATTCTAAGATAGCAACTAATTTAAATTTATTCAAACTACCAAATCCGAAAACGATAGTACCATCACCCGATGAAACGGATTATCTATTAGGATTTATAAGAAGATACTTTTGCCAAAAATCAAACGATTCGAATAGTTACATTTTTGAAATTGATGAACAAGAATATGATAAACTAAACTTATCACCATTTTGGAAAGTGGTTGATATAAAGTGGAGAATAAGTGGACCGATTGATATGGTGTATAATGAAGTTGGTAATATAAGCGATGTTGGTGTAAAAGAATCAAATAAAGCAGCTATAAACTTAGCGGCTTTGAAAATTAAAAATATTTCCTTATATTTACCAAATATACTACAATTCTATAAATAAGAGATTTTGAATTCTCAAAAAAAAGTTGTATATTTGTTTCCGTATGAACCTAATAGAGAGCAACGATATTCTCCTATCCTTTTACAAATTAAGCCCAAAAGTGGTATTGATGGTGCCTGTATGGAGTTCACCTAAAGCACATGAATACGATACATCCATATCGTTTGTTTATCTTAGAACTGAAAAATCCGATTATCTTATAAATTTTAACCACATCGATGCCAAACAATGTAAAATGGCAGCACTTAGATTACTGGTTAATGAAAACACATTGGTTTATGGGAATCGCTATATAGGTAGTAAAGGACTCGATTATGAGTATGTTTACTTTGAAGAGTATGGGAAACCATTTAATTTAGAAGAGTTCGCTGAAGAGGTTTATAGAGGGTATAGAAGCGATTTTAAATACCTTAACGATTGCATACCCTTAATGAGATGGTACGAAGTACTAAAAAGAATACCAATAATATCAGATATTAAAGAATGGTATAGAGTATATTCAGATTCAATCCTAACATTGGGAAGGTTGGAAGGGGCTGGGGTAAAGGTCGATGAGGAAAATTTTATTGATAGATTTCACTTCAATAAAGAATACCTGCCCAAAGGGTTTGCTTACACCAAATACAACCCATATACGGTAACGGGTAGACCATCCAATAGACACTTAGGGGTCAATTGGGCTGCTATGAATAAATCCGATGGTAGTAGAAAAAATATAGTAAGTAGATTTAAGGGGGGAACTCTATTACAATTTGATTATGAATCCTATCACATCCGTATCATTGGAAAGATGGTGGGTTATGTATTTCCCGAAGGTGAAACTGCGCACGAACATTTAGCAAAATATTATGGGGTTACAACCGAAGAATCAAAGGCGTTATCATTCAAATATCTTTATGGTGGTTTGGATGAATTCGCCAAAGGGATTCCGTTTTTTCAAAAGGTGGATGAGTATATACAATCCGTTTACCAAAAGTTTGTAATTTCGGGCGCTTTAACGACTCCACTTTACAAAAGAAAAATCCCATTCCAACGAATCGAAGGTGCGACTGAACAAAAGGTATTTAACTATCTATTACAGGCATTGGAAACTGAAATCAATTATAAGAAGATTGGGGAAGTGTTGAAGTGTTTGGATGGTAGTAGGTCAAAAATGATACTATATACATACGATGCGTTCTTAATTGATGTACATCCTGCCGAAAAAGAGTGGGTTTTAAAAGATTTGAAATCAATATTAGAAAGAGGAGGATTCCCTATCCGAGCATATGAAGGAACTAATTACGATGATTTGGTTGTAATCCAATAAAAATTTATATTTATACTCGATACTTATACTATAAAATTAGATAAAAATGAAATTAGTAAATTTAATTCCTTTAAAGGAAATCGATTTTAGAAATCAAGACGCATTTGATGATTATCAAAAGCAACATCAATTAAGACCTGATACAAAGGTTACAATTGCCGGTAAACCAACAACAGCAGGTAAAGCAGCTCAACAATCTAAAGATGCAGCTGTAAAGGGTACATCGGTATTTGGTAAAGATAAAGGTAGTTCGGTATTTCCAACAGGAGGAGCATCGGCATCAACTCCATCTAAATACGATGATAAATCTTATTGGAAAGATAATACCCCAAAAAATAACAGAGGAGGAGGATGGGGTGATGATGAGTTTGGCCCTCAACATACATCAAATCGATTAAATAAAGTTCAAAAGGCTTTGGAAGATGATTTACAATTAAGTAAAAATGGGTTCGAAACCACACGTGAAACCGGTGGCGGCGGCGGAGGTGGATGGGAAGGACCTATGACAATTGTTTCCAAAGATGCGGATTATGACAATGATGATTTTATTTCTTTATCAGTAGGTAGTCCTGAAAATGATGGTAAATTTTCAATAGTATTTGCTAATGCAAATGGAGAACCATACTATGAACCAAACTACGATGCGTTGACAGGCGATAATACATTAGAACCAGAGCAGGCTTATAAAGTATCAAAGGCTTTGATGAAAATGCCAGAAGTGCAAAAGTTATTAAAAGGTCAAATGAAAATCGATGAGTTTCAACCAATATATGATAAGTTAAAAGCTAAATTATCAAAAGGCTCTTCTATAAAAGAAAACCACACAAAGTTGAAATCTTTGATAAAAAGAAAATAATACCAAAGGATGACTCCAAATTTCGAAGAAATATTATTGGAATTAAGTTACAGAATTCCGACTGGAATTGTTGATTTAACAAACGAAGAACACTTAGATGAATTAACTACCATCTTAGAAGAAAATGGTATATACAATTCCCAAGCTCTTAATGCGTTAAGAGAAAAAGCAAAATCTAAACCAAAAGCTCCCGCTAAAAAGGTTCTTAATAAAATTAAACCAAAATCAGCATCTAACCCTAAAGCTGGTGAATCTTCTAAATTTAAAGGATATTATCATAGAGGTGGTGGTTATTATTCTAAACAACCTGAAGGTGAAATCACACACAAAAGCGATTCGGGTTCTTTGAGAGCATTAAATGCAAAAGAAAAAGCTGAAAAAAATAAAAAAGTAGCACCGCAATCAAAAAAACAACCAACCCCAAATGTGGTTAAAGTTTCAGATGCAGAAAAAAAAATTCAACAAAAAAAAGTAGCAAACCCAACACCAACTAGAACGATAAAACGTGGTAATGTGTTTGGTAATGATTCTGAACCAGAAACAACCACTACATCTAATTTAAATCTAAAGCCAGAAGATGTATCAAAAAGAACAGCCGCTTTGGCTCAAATTATTAAAAAAGATTTTTCATCTGAATTAAAAAATAGTTTAGGAGAAAAAAGAATTAAAACATTACTTTCTGGGTTTGAAAAAATGATATCAGGCCAAAAGGTTAACGCACAAGAAAAAGAATTATTAAAGAATTTTGTAGCATTTAAAGACAAATCCGGTGAAGCTACATTATATATAGCAAATGCAACTCCTGGAAATTTTAAGAAACATAAAAAAGTAACATTCCCTAGCTCAAAAAGAGAAGAATTAAAACAACTTACTCAATCATTTGGATTACAATCAACTAAAGCACAGGAAGGGGCTATGGGTAAAAAACAAGCAGTTCCAAATAAAGTTACTCCAGCACGTAAAGATGTCTTAATTAAAGAAGAAAAGGATGGTTCTATAATAATCGATGGAGTGAAACACAAACCGGTACCAGTACCGAAATTAAAAGAGTTGACATTACTTTTAAAGAAAAATGGAGTACCGGATGCCGAAGTTGAAGCAAAAACTACAATTGCATCATTGAAAAGATACAATAAGCAATTGGAAATGATGAAGAGTGCCGGAAAGTTTGAAATAGTTGATTTTGGCGATACATCCACACCTGAAGGTAGACAATCTACATTTGATAATATAAAAAATTTATACACAAAAAGATTTGAACAATTATTTAAAGAAAGTGGTGGAGTAACAAAAGAACAAAAAATCATTATGGATAAATTTAAATCTATAAAATTTAACCAAAATGGTAGTAATCCAAATTTTGAAAAAGAATTGGATGATTTATTGGGTGAAATGACTTTAAATAAAGATTTTAGAACAGCGGTTCCCGATTTGTTGGAGGTAATTGTATTTTCAAAGATGATTGGCAGAGGATATCAAGCGTTTTTACCTTCATCGGAAACATTTAAAGTATCAGATGTAATCGCATTTAAAGAACCAAAATTTAAATTTCCTAAATCAGGAAATATAGCACAATCGATTGCCGATAATTTTAAAATGATTAAAACATCATTGGTATTGGTAGGTGGTTCAAGTGTAAAATTTGCAGAAGGAGGCGCCGGACAAAGTGATTCCAAAGTAGAACAAACTGAATATAAACATCCTGAAACAAGGGTTGCATTAAATAGTTTATTGAGCATACATCAATTTGTATATGGTAGAAATAAAGATACAAAATATCCACCATCGGTACAAGATATGGTGAAAAAAGAAAAGCAGATAATGTTTCATCTGAATTGGGCCTTAAAAAATAACATAATTACAAAAGATGAATACAATCGTATTATGGCACAAGGTGAAAAGCAATCGGAAAGTGCTTTTCAAACGGCAATGAGAAACGGAGTTGGTCCATTGAATGATAAAGAAAAAAAGGAATATAAACAATTATTAAGATTGCACACATTAGCTGGAGCAAGTATAGAAACAATTAATAATAATGATACGGATTTTAATTATTTTTCTAACGAAAGAAGTACAGTTAACGAAAGAACTGGAGCAGTCAAAAACGAAGAGTTAGATGGTATTGTTAATAAATGTTGTATGAGTTGGTCATACAATCCTGGATTTAAATTCAGTAAATTTCAGGATAAAATATGGATGACTCCTAATAACGTAAATCCATCACATATTGTATCGTGTGATAAAAAGAAAAAATAAAATGAATACACAACTTTTATGTTTGTTCACATATAGAAATGAATTAGATACATCATTAGAATTTATCTTAAAAAACTATACCCTTATAAATCCAAACATATTTGTGTTAGAAAGTAAGTTAATAGAGAACGATTTATTTATAACTTATAATGTTGAGAAAGGTTCTGCACCTGTAAACTCACAATGGAAAACTATATTGGTACATAGAAAAAAGCAATCAAATACCATTTATACAATCAATGCGTTAAATGAGGTTATCAAAGCTAAGACTGGCGGACAATTAGATACAACATATCAATTAGATTGGAATGAATTCAAAAATTGTATTATTACCACATCTAATTACGGATACAAAAAGATTCCTACAAAAGTTCACAAAAGCTTGAACGTATCGGAATTAAATATTGATACGTTTTAATTTGGAAATTCAGAATTAATTTATTATATTTGTTTTAATGAAAAAAAAGTTAGTAATTGAAACAAAATCACCCGAAACAATATTCGAAGATTATCGATACGAAATATCAAAAGCACTAATTAAAGGAGTGGAATGGGGTATTCGTTATAAGAAGAATATCGTTTGCTTTGCAAAGATAATCATAAATCGAATCGTTATCGTAGAACTTTCAATTCATAAAGAGGACTTCAATTTTATTATCGATGAAAATATTAAAACTTTGGTTGAAGCCGAAGAATATGAAGCCTGTGCATTAGGAATGAAACTAAAAGAAAAATTAAACAAACAGTTATGATAGAAATCCACGAAGAAACCGCAAGAGAACATTGCGAAAGGGTATATCCTGAAATGATGGCTGAATTTAAAAAAATTCAGAATGAAATGTATGAAACATTTTGTAAGAAACAAAGAAACTATGGACCTGGCAATATTTCAGTAGGAACTTCTTTACAATCAAAAGAAGATATCAAATTATCACTTACAGGTCTTTGGTTTAGAATCAACGATAAGGTTCAAAGATTAAAGCAATTAGTAGTATTAGGACAGCCAGATGAGGTAGGAGAATCGGTGCAAGATACATATGAAGATTTATCAGTATATGGTATGATAGCTCAATTAGTTCAAAGAGGAAAATGGGCAAAATAAATTTGGAAATAAGAAAAAAAAGTTCTATATTTGTAGAACAAAAACATAAAAAGGTTATATTTAGATATAGGTAATATCGATAAAACCTTAAACATTAAACAACAATTATTAACTTTAAAACGTAAGAAAAATGGACATTAAACTTGCCCTATCGAGATTCAACTCGTTACAAAACACTTCCAAAAAATCAGATTCACTTTGGAAGCCAACACCGGGAAAACATCAAATCAGATTAGTTCCCTACAAATTCAATAAAGATATTCCTTTCATTGAATTATTCTTTCACTACAACATTAACAACAAAACTTATTTGAGTCCTGCATCATTCGGCAGACCTGACCCAATTGTTGAGTTCGCTGAAAAACTTAAACGTACAGGCGATACCGATGATTGGAAAGCAGGTAAGAAGATGGAGCCAAAATTGAGAACTTTCGCACCAGTTATCATAAGAGGTAAGGAGAACGAAGGTGTTAAGTTTTGGGGATTTGGTAAGACGGTTTATCAGGATATCTTAGGATATATCGCTGACCCGGATTACGGAGATATCACCGACCCAATGAATGGTAGAGATATCGTTGTAGAAATTCAATCCGCTGAAGATTCAAATGCAGCTTATCCAACAACAACTATCAGAGTAAAACCTTCACAATCTAAATTAGCAGAGAGTGCAGAACAAATCCAATCTTTATTGGATAATCAAAAGAACATCACCGAATTATATTCAGAATTATCATATTCAGAATTGAAAGGTGTATTGGAAAATTGGTTAAACCCAGGTTCAGCAACTACGGGCGCTGATGAGGTTGTAGAAGAATTAGAAGCTCCAAAACAGGCATCAAAACAACCATCCGTTGATTTGGGTGGTACACAAGAAATTGGTGACCTTCCTTGGGAAAAAGAAGCTCCTAAAAAATCTACACAAAAAGATGATGTAGCATCAGCATTTGATGATTTATTTAACAATTAATAATAGGTTACATTATGGCCAAAGTACAAGAGGACTTAGCGAGCATCCTCGCTGATTCATTAAACAAACAAAATAAGGATGGTAGAATTGCATACTTCCTTACGGATGGTGGAGGCGATGCTCCCACTAACGTAAAAGATTGGGTATCTACGGGTAACGCTCTTTTAGATGTAGCAGTTTCTAATAGACCTTATGGTGGTTTGCCAGTTGGCCGTATAGCAGAAATTACGGGCTTAGAGCAGAGTGGAAAATCTCTGCTCTCCGCCCATCTGTTAGCTGAAACACAAAAGAAAGGTGGAGTAGCCGTATTGATTGATACCGAAACTGCCGTTAATAGGGAGTTTTTGGAAGCAATTGGTGTTGATATTTCAAAATTACTATACGTTTCAGTAGATACGGTTGAAGGTATTTTTGAAGCTTGTGAAACAATCATTGAGAAAGTTAGAACAGGCGATAAGAATAAACTGGTAACTATCGTAGTAGATTCAGTAGCAGCAGCATCTACAAAGAAAGAGTTAGAAGCTGATTACGATAAAGATGGTTATGCAACTGATAAAGCAATCATTATTTCCAAAGCGATGAGAAAGATTACGAATATGATTGGTAGACAAAACATTTGTTTAGTGTTTACTAACCAACTTCGTCAAAAGATGAACGCAATGGCATTTAGTGACCCTTGGACAACATCGGGCGGTAAAGCATTAGCATTTCATGCTTCTGTTAGATTCCGTTTGAAATCTATGGGACAACTAAAAGTAGGTGATAAGATTGTTGGTATTAAAGTAAGAGCACAAGTTATTAAAAATCGTTTAGGACCACCATTGAGACACGCAGATTTTAATATCTTCTTTGATAGAGGTATTGATAATTATGGTTCTTGGTTAGGAGTTATGAAAGATAATAAATTGGTAAAGCAAGGTGGTGCTTGGTATGAATATATCGACACTGATACTGGCGAAGTTATTAAATTCCAATCTAAAGATTTTCCAGATATCCTTAAAAACGAAGATTTAAAAGACCAAATTTATCGTAAGATATGTGAGGTATGTATTCTACAATATAAAACAAATTCCGCTTCAGAGGAAGTTGATGAAACAACGGATGTAGCAAATGAGTCAGATTAATAAGAAGTATTTAGATATACTAAAACAAATAGATGAAGAACATAAGAGTTTTGGCAATTTACAAAAGAATTCCAAAACCCTAATTATTGATGGTCTTAATACCTTCATTCGTTCTTGGTCAACCGCACCAAATCTAAACGATAATGGTGACCATATCGGAGGCATAGTCGGTACTTTAAAAAGTATCGGTTATGCTATTCGTACTTTAAATCCGACCCGATGTATCATTGTATTTGATGGTAAGGGCGGAGCGGAAAGTAGAAAAAAAATTTACGGAGGTTATAAAGCTGATAGAGCTAAAAACAAAATCCGCCTTAATCGTGCTATCACTGTGGATATGAATCCCGAAGATGAGCAGATATCGATGAGAAGGCAGATGGTTGGTTTAGCCGAACTATTAACAGCCCTACCCGTAACCTTAATGGTTTACGATGGTATTGAGGCCGATGATGTTATTGGATATGTGGTAACTCAACTCAGACAAGAAGATGAAAAGGTTATTATTATGAGTTCCGATAAAGATTTTTTACAATTAGTAAATAAAGATGTATCTGTATATTCTCCAACTAAAAAGAAAGTTTATAATATAAACGAAGTTGTAGAAGAATATGGATTTCACCCACACAATTTTATTAATTTCAGAATGATTGATGGCGATAAATCTGATAATATTGAAGGTATTAATGGATTAGGCGCAAAAACAATCATAAAAGCCTTTCCAATACTTACTGAAGAAAAGATACATACAACCGAAACAATGGTTGAGTATATAAACGGTTTAGATAAAAAAGTAAAAGCACATGAATTATTTCTTAATAATTTGGAAATCTGCGAAAGAAATCGTAAATTGATGCAATTATCTGAACCAGAGTTCAGCGGAAACCTTAGAATGAAAATTATGGATAGATACGATGAACCAATAACAAAGTTTGAGAAGCAAGAGTTTCTTAAATTAGGATTAAAACATCGTATGTTAGACTCATTCCCAAATGTATTGGATTGGTTACAATCAACATTTTCACATTTATCAAAATTTTAAAAAAAAAGTTATGGCAAAAATAGCAGACAAATTAGTAAAACCATTAGGAGATAGAGTCCTATTGAGTGAATTAGAAGAAGTAGCATCTAAAACTGCCGGTGGTATCATTATTCCAGATAGTGTAAAATCCGAAGATGTAAAAAGAGCAAAAGTAGAATCAGTTGGTGATGGGTTGTACACTCAAGCCGGCATTTCAATTCCAATGACAGTAAAAGTAGGTGATGAAGTAATTTTACCACCATACCATCAAGGAGTTGAAATTAAAGTAGGTGGAAATAAATACATCTTATTAAGAGAATCAGAATTATTAATGGTTATTAGATAACAAATAAAAACATGGAGGTTAACAATGAAGTGTCTTAAAAACAAAAACACAGGAACTATTATCAGAGTGGATGATAATCAGGCTTACCAAATGGCTGGTAACACATGGGGATACATTTCTAAATCCGAATGGAAACAAAAGGTTAGAGATGTTAAAACTGAAAAGCAAGAAATAGAAGCGGAAAAGAAAGCAGAAACTCAAGCTAAAAAGCAAGAAAAAAATAGAAAACTTAAAGAAAAACAATCAGCATAATGGAAGCAGTAGATACATTGGTAAAATATGGTCAATCGTATCAATCCAAAGTTGTTGCTTCACTTATAACGGATGTTAAGTTTTTAGAACAAGTAAACGAAATCACCAAACCAACATTCTTTGAATCAGAAGCCAATAAATGGATTGTTGGAGAAATATTGTCCTATTTCAACGAATATAAAGCAGTTCCTACAATGGAAGTGTTTAAAATTAAAGTTGGAGATATTGAGGATAAAATTCTAAAGCAAACCACAATTGAGCAATTAAAGAGTGTATATTTACAGATTGGTTCAGAAGATTTACAATACGTTAAAAAAGAATATCTAACATTTGCTAAAAACCAAAAAGTAAAAGATGCACTTTTAAAATCAGTAGAATTACTCAAAGCAGGCCAATATGATAAAATCATAGATACGATGACCGCCGCATCTAAAGTTGGCGTTGAAAATGATTTGGGATTAGATTACATTACTGAATTTGAATCTATTATGGAGGAGGTAAAACGTAATTCAGTTTCTACTGGTTGGAGTGTTATCGATGAATTAATGGATGGTGGATTAGGACCAGGCGAATTAGGAGTTGTAATGGCACCATCAGGTATTGGTAAGAGTTGGTTCTTATCTAAGATAGCTTGTTCAGCAGTTCAAAAGGGTATGAATGTTTTACATTATACTTTGGAATTATCTGAATCATACGTTGGACAGAGATATACTACAATCCTCACGGGTATTCAAACATCGGAACACAAACAAAAGAAGGATGAAATTATTCGTAAGATTAAAAATACACGAGGTAGAGTTCGTATTAAATATTACCCACCACAAATCGCATCAGCAAAAACTCTATCAGCTCATATTGAGAAGTTAAAAACAATGGGATATCGTCCCGATTTAATTATCATAGATTATGCCGATTTGTTAAAATCTTCCGATAGAGGTAGAGATGGTTTATATGCCGAATTAGGTGGTATCTATGAAGAACTTAGAGGATTGAGCGGTGAAACAGGTATTCCAATTTGGACAGCCACACAAACAAATAGAGCAGCTATTGACCACGAAGTTATACAAGCCGATTCGGTTGGTGATTCTTATAAAAAAGTACAAACGGCTGACTTTATTATGAGTGTTAGTAGAAAGACAAAGGATAAGTTATCCAACACAGGCCGTATCCATATTGTAAAGAATAGATTCGGACCTGATGGTATGACATTTCCGGCAAAGATTGATACTTTTCACGGAGTTATGGATGTATTTGCAGCAACATCGGCAGATGGTATAATCGCACAAAAAGAATCTAAAAACGGAGAAAATTTAGAGAAGAAATTATTACATAAAAAATATGTGGATAATATGGGATAAACTGACGAAAAGTCATATAAAATTTTCTAAAGAAAAAGGGAAATTTTAATTTGGGACGTATAGTTATACTTACACTTCAGAAGAAATAGAATTATAAAATGAGTAAATTATTTACAGAAAGAATCCCATTCAAGCCGTTTGAGTATCCAGAATATTATACGGATGGATGGTTAAAGCAGATGCAGGCTTTTTGGTTACATACCGAAATCCCAATGCAGGGAGATGTTAAGGATTGGAATGAGAATTTATCAAAAGAGGAAAAACATTTAGTTGGTAATATTCTTTTAGGATTTGCTCAAACCGAATGCGCAGTATCAGATTATTGGACAGGTATGGTTACTAAATGGTTTCCAAAGCATGAGATTAGACAAATGGCAATGGCATTTGGTTCGCAAGAAACAATACATTCAGTAGCATATTCATACCTAAATGAAACATTAGGGTTGGATGATTTCGAAGGATTCCTTCACGATGAAACAATGAAGGAAAGATTTGAATTATTAACTAATACTACTGCTGATTGGACTCCTAAAGATTTACAAAAGAATCATAAGGCTAGAGTTGAAGTTGCTCGTTCACTTGCTATCTTTTCGGCATTTGCGGAAGGTGTAGCATTATATTCATCATTTGCAGTTCTTTATAGTTTTCAAATGAGAAACCTATTAAAAGGAATTGGACAACAAATGAAGTGGAGTGTTAGAGATGAATCACTTCACTCTAAAATGGGTTGTCAATTATTCAGACATATGTGTGAAGAATTTCCTGAATTATTAGAAGAAGCAAAAGAAGATATCTACAAGGCAGCAGAAATCATTAGAGATTTAGAACATAAATTTATTGATAAGATTTTTGAAATGGGTGATTTAGAAAATCTAAAAGCAGATGATTTAAAAGAATTCATTACAAAAAGAATAAATGAAAAGTTAGCAGAATTAGGTTATAATCCAATGAAAGGTGGTGATGATTATTTTGAATACAATGAAAACAAAGCAGCCGAATTAGATTGGTTTTATCATCTTACAGGCGGTGTAACACATACCGACTTCTTCGCAATCAGACCAACTGATTATTCAAAAGCAGGAGAAGGTGAAAATTGGGATGATATATTTTAAATTAAAGTTATGAAAAATTACGGAGAAGAATTAGGCTGGGAATTAGATGTAGATTTTCCATCGTGGGGAAATACAGAAATCTATGTTAAAACGATATCAAAAGGATATTTGTTGGCAGGAGAAAAGCCAAAAGATGCATATTGGAGAGTAGCTACTGCAGTTGCAAAAAGATTAGAAAAACCACAATTGGCTACAAAATTTTTTGATTATATTTGGAAAGGATGGTTGTGTTTAGCAACGCCTGTCCTTTCAAATACTGGTACTGATAGAGGACTACCTATATCGTGTTTTGGTATTGATGTTGGTGATAGTATCTTTGAAATTGGTTCAAAGAATTTAGAATTAATGTTGTTAGCAAAGCATGGTGGTGGTGTTGGTATTGGTGTTAATATGATTAGACCAGCTGGTACTAAAATTACAATGAATGGTACATCGGACGGTGTAGTTCCGTTTATTAAAATATATGATTCAACAATTCTCGCTACAAATCAGGGTAGTGTTCGTAGAGGAGCAGCATCGGTAAATATAAAAATAGACCACAAAGATTTCGATGATTTTTTAGAGGTTAGAGAACCAAAGGGAGATGTAAATCGCCAAGCACTTAATATGCACCAATGTGTAGTTATAAGTGATAAATTTATGGCTAAATTGGAGGAAGGCGACTCCGAAGCTCGTAGAAAGTGGGGTAAGTTACTTCAGAAAAGAAAAGCTACAGGCGAGCCTTATATTATGTTTAAAGGTAATGTTAACAAACACAATCCTGAAATGTATAAGAAGAACGGATTGAAAGTTCATATGACTAATATTTGTTCTGAAATAGTTTTACATACCGATGAGCAGCATTCATTCGTTTGTTGTTTAAGTTCCCTAAACTTAGCAAAATACGATGAGTGGAAAGATACTGATTTGGTTTATACATCTACGGTATTCTTAGATGGTGTGTTAGAAGAATTCTTGCAAAGAGCTAAGAATATGAAAGGGTTTGAAAATGCAGTACGTTCAGCAGAAAGAGGTAGAGCATTGGGACTGGGTGTATTGGGATGGCATACATATTTACAACAAAGAGGTGTACCATTTGAGGGGTTGACTGCACAATTCGAAACTCGTAAAATTTTCTCTCAAATTAAAATTGAATCTGAAAGAGCAAGTAGAGATTTAGCAAAAGAATATGGTGAACCACTTTGGTGTAAGGAAAGTGGTTTCAGAAATACTCACCTAAGAGCAGTAGCACCTACGGTATCAAACTCTAAATTGAGTGGCAATGTAAGTAGTGGTATTGAACCTTGGGCAGCTAACGTATTTACGGAACAAACATCTAAAGGAACTTTCATTAGAAAAAACCCTGAATTAGAAAGAGTACTTCGTAAAGTTGGTAAAAACACAAAAGAAGTATGGGACCAAATTTTAGTAGATGGTGGTTCAGTACAAGGGTTAGATTTCTTAGATGAATGGTGTTATGTGGATGGTAAAGTAATGGAATGTAAAGAAGTTAAAAACGAACCAAAGCATAATTGCACTCCCATTAAAGATGTATTTAAAACATTTAAAGAAATCAACCAATTAGATTTAGTAAGACAAGCTGGAATTAGACAACAATATATTGACCAAGCAGTTTCATTAAATTTAGCATTTCCTGCTACGGCAGAGCCAAAATGGATTAATCAGATTCATTTAGAGGCGTGGAAGCAAGGCGTGAAAACACTTTACTATATGAGAACCGAATCCGTATTAAGAGGAGATATTGCAGCAAAAGCAATGGATCCCGAATGTTTAAGTTGTGATGGATAATTTAAAAAAAAACTATGAGCAGTAAATTCTTTGGAAACAAAAACGAAAAAAAGCCTTTGAATACTAAAGGAGCAAAGCCAGTTCCTGTCAAAAATGTACCAAAGCAAACACAAATCAAAAAATCAGGTAGAGGAAAATAGTCATAAAAAAATCTTATGGGCGAAAATCAATCAGCAAAACACAAAGAGTTGACAGATAGAATTAGAGAAGAAAAAATTGAAAAACCAAAAGGACCTATTAAGTTCCAAATTCAATTAAATGAAGAGCAAAAAGAAGCAAAAGAAAAGATTTTAAATAACGCTATTACAATATTAAGTGGTAAAGCAGGAAGTGGTAAAACACTTTTAGCTTGTCAGGTTGCATTGGATATGTTATTTAAAAAGACTGTTCAAAAAATTATAATAACTCGTCCTACTGTAAGTAAAGAAGAGATTGGATTTTTACCTGGTGACCTTCGTGAAAAAATGGAGCCGTGGATGCAGCCAATATATTCTAACTTCTATCAATTATATAACAAAGATAAAATTGATAAGATATTGGAAGATGGATATGTAGAAATTGTACCGCTTGCATTTATGAGAGGTAGAACATTCTTAGATAGTTTTATCATCGTAGATGAAGCACAAAACTGCACAAACGACCAAATGGAAATGATTACATCTCGTTTGGGATTGAGAAGCAAAATGGTTGTTTGTGGTGATACACAGCAAGTAGATTTAAAATATAAAGGAGATAGTGGATTTAAATTTCTTTTATCAGTAGCAAAAAAGATTAAAGAGATGGATTCGCAAACATTATTAACCAATCATCGACATCCAGTTGTAGACTCCCTATTGGATGCATACGATGAATTTAAAGAAAGAACAAATGGTAACAGTTAAGAAATTTTCGGCAGTATGGTGTGGGCCTTGTAGAGCATTGGCTCCCGTAATGAATGAAATAAAGAGTAATTTTTCAAATGTAAAGTTTGAAGAATACGATGTAGATATTGCTTATGAAGAAGCAACTAAATATGGTGTACGTTCAGTACCTACGGTAATCATTGAAAGAGATGGTAAAGAAGTTGAAAGATTCACAGGTGTATCATCAAAAATAGCATATATTAACGCAATAAATGAAAATTTAAAGTAATACGTTGATTATAATTGGTTGTAAATATACGAATGATTATGGATTAAAAAAGGAATTTAAAGTTCCCAATAAGTTTCCATACACAGGTAGTTCTTCTAACATAGAATATGTTTATTTAGCATGTAAGCAATATATGCCAAATCAAAAAATAGTTGTAGTTGATAGTAATTCTGAAGATAAATCATATTATAATTTATTAGAAGATGTTGATATTATAGAAGGAAACGAAAATTATGAAGTAGGTGCAATTTGGAAAGCATATGAAAAATATCCAAATGAAGAACATTATATGTTTTTGCAAGATACAACTATTCCTGTTACAGATTTAACAAAACATTACCCAAACTCCGATAAAGAAATTAGCTCATTTTTCTATTCAAATGATTATGAATCAAATAAAATAGGAGAGCAAGAATGGTGTATATCTCATATCAAAATATGCGATATACCATATAAACCATATGGATTTAAAACATTTGTATTTAATTTGTTTATATGCAAGAATCAATTTTTAAAAGAATTAAAAGAAAAAAACTTTCATAAAATATTACCTACAAATAAATCAGGTTCAGCATGTATGGAAAATTTATTAGGAATGGCTGCAATACAATTAGGATATAAAGTAAATTATATTATCGGCCATATTTCAGAAACCTATAATGAGTTTGGTGTAAATTTACACACAAATGATTATATAATAAAGAATTTTGGAAAAAAAGATTAATATGAGATTGGTTACATTTGGGGATTCATATACAAATGGTTATGGATTGAGCGATAGCAATAAATGGAAAGGACATGGTTTTCCAAATGATTTTGAAGATTACTATCGTAGAATGAATTCTTGGCCAAGATATGTTGCTGAAAAGTTGGGAGTTCCTTTTATTAATATGGGAAAGTGTAATAACTTCGGAAACAATGATATTTACAAACTTATAAAAGAAAATATGGATGAATTATTATCAACCGATTTGATACTAATAGCATTTTCATTTCCATATAGAAATTTAACAACTCCAAACAATGATTATAAGATAATAGACGAATTATTAAAAGAATATAATCGATACTATTTTAATGCATTCTATCCAATGTTTAATGATGAAACTCCAATAAATTTGAATTTTGAAAGGTTTATAGAACCAACTTATACATTCGCAGATTATTTAAGAGATTCCGAAAAATTAACAGGCATACCATATTTTGAAAATGAAGCATTTTATGGATATGATGGAGTAAAAGAGGGGGGATTGCATCCAAATTTAAATGGATATAAAAAAATAGCAGAATTTGTTTATAATAAAATAGAGAAATATTTGTGATTATCAAAAAAAAGTGTTATATTAGACGTATGTTAAAAGGTGAAGCGCATCCGATGCACAAACTTACGGAAAAGCAGGTTACTCAAATTAGAGAACTTTGGAAAGTTGGGCATCGTAATGTCAAAGTATTAGCCAGAAACAATGGTGTATCACCCGCTAACATCAAAAAAATTGTTACAAACCAAACGTGGACACATATGATTAAGTGGCCATATGAAAAAGTTTAAGTTATGTCAAACGAAGAAATCATTGAAGAAATCCTAATGGAAGCACATGGATATGGTGTTAGAAAAGAAGTTATTAAAAAGGCTAAAGCTCTTATGCAAGAGGACCCTAAAATGGATAAAGTAGATGCATATGAAATAGCTTTAGAAGAATGTACAAAGTAATTTAATGAAAGTAGATGGTAAACAATATTGTGATATATCCAAACTTTCTATTAGATTAATAAGTAAAGACGTAGCTAAGGATATTATCGTAAACAATCATTATAGTGGTATATGGACAAAAGTATCATATGCGATTGGATTGTTTTATTTATCAAACGATGAACATAAATTCTTTGGTGGTGTAAACGAAAAACTTATTGGTGTAGCATGTTATGGAGACCCGGTGGGTAGACACTCTGGCGCATCTATTTGTGAAACATTAGATAGAACGGAAGTTTTAGAACTTACCCGTTTATTTGTATTTGATGGGTATGGTAGTAATATTGAGAGTTGGTTTGTTGGTAAAACATTCCAATGGTTAAGAGAAAACGCACCACACATCAAAGCATTAGTATCTTATTCAGACCCGAAAGCAGGACATTTAGGAACTGTATATCAGGCAACGAATTGGATATATCAAGGTAATCGAATCCGACCAAACGATAGTTGGTCTTTCAAATGGAGTGAAATTGATGAATGGCATCATAGTAGAACTTCATATGTGAAGTATGGAACGAATGACCCAAAGATAATTCAAACAATGGTAACATCACCATTTTGGATTAAAAAAGAACCACGTAAACATCGTTATATTTATATTTTGATTAACGGAAAAGAAAGAAAAAAGTTATTAAAAAATTTAAAATACCCATCACTAAAATATCCAAAAGTGAGCGAGGAATTTGTAGAAGAAATACATAAATTAGAACCAGTAAATTAAGGTTATGAAAGAAGAAGGTAAAAATTATTGCGATACATCAAAAGTATTTATTGCACCAATTGGTAAAGATGTAGCAAAAGATATTATCGTAAAGAAACACTATACTCACGCCTGGACTGCTTGTAGATATGCATTAGGTATTTTTTACAAAATGGATACAACCAATGCTTTGGGTGAAGATACCAAATTGATTGGATGTATAGTTTATGGATTTCCCGTTGGAGCTAGAGCAGCAACTTCTATTTCAGATTTACTTACAAAAGATAATGTATTAGAATTAACTCGTCTTTATTGTGATGATGGGTATGGTTCTAATATCGAATCATATGCGATGGGGCAATCATTCAAATGGTTCAGAGAAAATGATAAAGAAATCAAAACACTTATTTCTTATGCCGATAATGGACAAGAGCATTTGGGTGGTATTTACCAAGCAACTAATTGGATATATCAGGGGTTAAATACTGATATTGCGTTAATGCCAAATTATGGTATTTCCCTTTCAAATGACCCTTACAAATGGATTCATAGTAGGACTGTATTTACAAAATGGGGTAGTGGTAACTTAGAACATCTTCGTAGAGAAATTGGAAAGCAAGGATATAAAGAATTTTGGAGAAGGGAAGAACCACCAAAGCATAGATACCTACAAATTATTACAGCTGATAAGAAGGAAAAGAAAGCAATTATGAAATCTTTCAAACACGAAATCAGACCTTATCCAAAAGATACCCGTGCTTTCAATAAAGATATTCAGCATTGGGAAACAATCGCACCTGAAACCGAAATAGATACCAAATTTTGGTAATCTAAATTATTTTTAGTATATTTGTAATATGAATAAATTTTGGGATACTGGCGAAGAAACAAATACCGCCACATTTGACTATCATATAATGAAAAAGAAGTTCATTGATAATTTGAACTATCTTAAAACAATGTCAGTACAAGAACAAACTTTGTACAAAAAATGGATAGAATGGAATATGGATAGAGTTTCTAATATGAAACGATTGCCCGTATTACAATCGTATTACGATTCATTGTGGAAACCAACCAATATCTTCGATAAAGAATTAACAATTAAAGAAATTGAATCAATAGACCCCTATGTGGAAATTGTAGATGATGACCCAAAAGAATCTACTCGTTGGACTGAAATTCGTAAATTAATTCATACAATGGAATTTCAGGCTAATCCTGGTAGAAACGTAAAAATATATGTTAAGGATAGAACAAGTGGAAAAATATTAGGACAGATATGTTTAGGTTCAGATATTACATCATTAGGCGTAAGAGATGAATACATTGGTTGGACCAAAGAAGATAAGTTTGAGAAAGGTAAATTAAATTGTACATCGATTGCTACAACCATCGTATCTACTCAACCATTTGGATATAACTTTTTAGGTGGTAAGTTAATCGCAGCATTGGCAACTGCACCTGAAATTAGAGATTATTGGAAACAAAAATATGATAATCCATTGATTGGTATTGGTACAACATCTTTGTATGGTATTCACTCACAATACAATGGTATTCCACATTTCAAAACATTAGGAGAATCCAAAGGTAGGATTTCTACAAAGCCTGATGATGAGGTATATGACCCGTGGCATCAATGGTTAAAAGAAAATCGACCAGAATGGTATAAGAAAAATATTATGGATGAGAGAGAACGTAATGGTGCTAATATGGGTTACGAAAAGAACGGACCTGTTAGTGGTATCAAACAAAAGATTATTCAGGCAATTTTTAAAGAATTGGGAATTAAAGGAAATGAATATGACCACGGATTCCAAAGAGGTGTTTACTTTGCTCAAATGTATGAGAATGGAAATCAGTTCTTATGTGATAAAATTGAAGAGAAAGATTTGATTCTAAAAGATAAATTTGAGAAAGGAAATGAATATACTTTAAAATGGTGGAAAGGTAAAGCAATCAAACGATATGAGAAATTGTTTGAAGAAAGTAAAATAAAACCAGAAGTTCTATTTTATGTAGATGCGATTGGAATGACATGGGAAGGTATGAAAGAAAATTACCTAAAAGAAGTTGGTAGATAACATGAAATTTTGGGAAACAACAATTAATTATAATACGGCAAGAAAAGTATTGGTCATACCCAATATAACCAATTATAGGGAAATTGAAAAAGATTCATTCGTTGATGTTATTTTTAATCACATTAGTACACTAAGAAACTATGGTGAATATTTTTGGTATGTAATAATGCCCAAAGGAAATCCATCAGCAAAATTAAATATGCTTGACAATGTAAAGCAAATTGAAGTTCCTATACCTGGTGATATGATGAACCAAAGATGCTTTCCACCGGAAGAATTAGTCAGAGTAATGAAAGAAACTGACTACGATATTATCTATTCTCATTTGCCTGATTGGAGTGTAGTGGGTAGATATAAGAAAACAGCAGATACTAAGATTATAGGTTATTGTCATTGGTGGGAAATGAGTCATTGTAATGGTGTGGATAATAGACCTGGTAAGGCAAAAGAGTTGTGGTTACCAAATGAAATATTAGGTGTACTACAAATGGATACTTGCTTTCTTAATACGCAAGACCAAAAAAATAAAGTAATCGAAGAAGCAAAGACTTTCTTTAGTGATTCTACTTTAGAAATGCTTGATAAAAAATTAGTTGTTTGGAATTTGGGCGTAGCAAAGGATAAAGTATTGCAACAACCAAATCCAAATAAACATAATATAATTGTATTCAATCACCGAACCGCTGGATATAAAAATTATAATAAGTTTGTTGGATATATGGAAGCATATAAAAAACATAGACCTGATATTAAGGTATGGGTGCCTCAATACGAAAATGGTGATAAAAAATTACCTTGGTTTGATACTACAAAAGAAGCATCAAAGCAAGCATATTATAATAAATTACAATTGTGCAAAGTTGGAATACAGCCACTACAAACAAATTATGGATGGAGTGTATCTGCCACCGATTGTATGATGAACGGCACGCCAATGATTTTCCATAATTCAGATTGTTATAGAGAGATAGACCCGAATGGTATATTTTTCAATAATCAGAAAGAATTATTTGTATTGTTGGATAAGATATTGGATGACGATACTTATAGATGTGAGAGAGAAAGAATAGCATTGGAAAGAGCAAACGAATTATCAGAAAACGATTCAAAAATGTTTTCTATACTACATAAAAAATTAATAGGTTAATGTATCAAAACATTTATTACGAAAGGCAAAGAAACCTGATACATTTATGGGATGATGAAAGAGGATATACAACTTTTCCTTATCGTAAATATGCTTATAAAAAAGACCCATATGGAGAATTCCGTTCAATGTATGGTGATAAATTGACCAAAATATCTAAGTGGGAAAAGGATGAAGCTGAAGATTTATTCGAATCGGATGTACCCGAAACTACGAGAGTCTTAGTTGATATATACGATAGTGATTTACCATCAAATGGACATAGAGTTCTTACATTTGATATTGAGGTAGAAATGGTATCAGGCCTACCAAACACAAAAGAAGCTAAAAACGAAATTACATCAATTGCCGCATACGATGGAGCTACCAAATTATTCGATGTATTCGTTTTAGATAAAGAAAGAAAGATAAAAAATAACACCAATCAGTTTAACAAAGATGGTAGACAGGCTAAGATTCATATCTTTGATAATGAACGAAATCTATTACAATCCTTTATAAACTATTACGAAGAAGTTAATCCAACAATTCTAACAGGTTGGAACATCGACTTCTTTGATATTCCGTATCTTTATAATCGTATCAAAAATATATGCGGTGAGGGTAACGCTAAACGATTATCGCCCGTAGGACAGACATTCTATTCACCTTATAGAGATAAATGGCAATTTGGTGGTGTAAGTATTTTAGATTATCTCAATCTTTACAAAACATACACATACACATTAGAATCATCTTATACATTGAACTATATCGCTACAAAAGAATTGGGTAGAGGTAAAGTAGAGTATGAAGGTAATTTAGATGACCTATTTGAAACTGATTTGGAAAAATTCATTGAATATAACATTGTCGATGTGGACTTGGTTGTAGCAATGGATAACAAACTTCAGTTCATTGAATTATGTAGAGCAGTTTGCCACGCGGGCTACGTTCCATATGAAGATTACATTTTTTCATCAAAGTGGTTAGAAGGGGCGTGTTTGGGATATCTGAAAAAGAAAAGATTGGTGGCAACCAACAAACCAAAAGATAGGAAGGAAAGAATGCAAGCTCTTAGAGATAACAACGAAGAAAAGTTTATTGGAGCATATGTAAAAGAACCCATCGTTGGTAAGTATGATTGGATATATGATTTGGATTTAACATCACTATATCCATCAATCATTATGACATTAAACATTTCACCAGAAACAAAGATTGGTAAAGTTCAGAATTGGGATGCTGAAGAATGGATTAGAGGAGAAGATAAGGTTTATAAATTAGTTGGTAAAGAGGGTAGTACATACGAATACAATAGAACTGAATTATCAGAAGTAATTAAAGATAGTAATTTAGGAATAGCAGCAAATGGAGTATTATATAATCAGGATAAGCCTGGTCTTATTGCTGATATCCTAAATGATTGGTTTCAAAAAAGAGTTGAATTCCGAAAGTTAGAAAAAAAATACGGAGAAGAAAAAGATACAGAAAAATACGAATTTTATGCAAAGAGACAATTGGTTCAGAAGATTCTTCTTAACTCTATGTATGGTGTTCTTGGTCTGCCTGCCTTTAGGTTTTATGATATTGATAATGCAGAAGCGGTTACAATCACCGGCCAAACTGTTATCAAAAAGACAGCAGAAATGGCAAACATCAAATACTGGAAAGAACTCGGAACAAGAGACGACTACAATGTTTATATAGATACTGATTCTATCTATATGATGGCTGAACCATTGGTGAAGCATCGTTATCCAAACTACAAAGAATTTGACCAGAATAGAATGGCTGAAGAAGTTAATACTATTGCTGAAGAAACTCAATCATTCCTAAATAAGTTTTATGATTTATTAGCAGAAAGGTTTTTCTTTATTCCAAAAGATAAGCATCGTTTTGAGATTAAGAAAGAGTATATCAGCAAGGCTGGATTTTGGGTAGCAAAGAAAAGATACGCACAATGGATGATTTTGAAAAATGGTATCCCCTGTGATAAGTTAGATGTTAAGGGATTAGATGTTGTTCGTTCTTCATTCCCCAAAGCATTTCAGGACTTTATGGCTAAGTTATTAAAAGATATTCTAATGAGTAAATCTAATTCAGAAATAGATGAATCATTATTGAACTTCAAAAAATCAATGGCTATTTTACCTGTAAATAAAATCGCTAAAGGTGGGGCAATAAAAGAATTGAGTAAATATGATAATGGTAGTTGGGTTAAAGGTAAATCAATTGCAGATTTTGAAAAAGGAACACCTGCACACGTCAAAGCCGGAATAGCATATAACCGATTACTAAAATTCTTTAACTGTCCATATAAACACGAACCAATCAGAGATGGTGATAAAGTAAAGTGGGTATATCTAAAAACAAACCCATTAGGATTAGAAGGATTAGCATTCAAAGATTACAATGACCCTAAACAGGTTATGGATTTTGTAGAGCAATATATAGATAGAGATGAGATTTACAAAGCAGAATTAGAGAACAAAATTGATGATTTCTACAAAGCTTTAAAGTGGGAAAAAGCTAGTACGGAAGCTCAAACTGCTAAAAAGTTTTTTTCCTTTTAATTTGGAACATTCAAAATATTTCCTTATATTTGTAATTATAAAATAAAATTTAAAAACTAGATTATGAACAAAAACAATTTAACACGATTCATTCAAAAGTATTCATTGGGTGGAGTTATTGAATCAGTAGCTTGGAACGCAGAAGGTAACAAACTTTCAGTACGTTTTATTTCTGATGACAAGACAATGCTTGGTGAAGTGGATTTTAATGGCTTTACATCAAAACCATTCAACATTGGTATTTATACCACATCATTATTGAAAAACCTTATTGGTATTTTGGATAATGATATTAATCTTAATGTAGATACAGTAGGTGATAAAGCAACTGTATTGAAATTAAATTCAGAAGAAACTGAAACATCTTACCAATTAGCAGATTTAGGTGTAATTCCTGCGGTACCTGATTTGAAACAATTACCAGAATTCGGTATTTCAATCGAAATGGCATCCACTATGATTGATAAATTTATCAAAGCAAAAGGTGCATTATCCGATATTGATACTTTCACTGTATTTACTGAAGGTGGTGATTTGAAAATGGCTATTGGTTATTCAACAATCTCTACAAATAGAGTAACATTCACTTGTGAAAAAGGATTCGCTGGTGAAGTTAAACCCATTTCATTCTCCGCTAAGTATCTAAAAGAAATTTTAACGGCTAATAAAGAAGCAACATCCGCTAAACTCAAAGTATCAGCTGATGGATTAGCTCACGTTGAATTCATTATTGATGAGTTCGTTTGTAAATATTATTTAGTAGAAATTCAAAATTAATGAAAATGGCTAAGAAAAAAGAAATGGAACAATTAGAATTATTTCCACCAGAGCAAGGTAGTGTTGAACCCCAACAACCAAAAGTTATTCAGGACGCAGAATGGTGTTTTCAATTTTTTAACAATGAACCAGTAGTATTCGCTTGGAATAATGAAAACTCAGAAGCTTCTCCATTGGTATTGCAAATTCAACCAAACGAAAGCGATAGATTAACATTTAGACAAAATGGTATGGAATTTAGTATATTCCCAAGACCAATTAGCGAAGAATCAAAAAAACAAAGAGAATTAGAAAGTAAAAACTAAACTATGAGTTTCGATAATTTAATAGAAAATGTGACTCAATGGGCACATGATAAAGGGATTTTAGTTCCGGATAATGCACCTAAACAAATGTTAAAGGTGTTAGAAGAAGTGGGTGAAACTGCAGGTGCTTTATTGAAATCTAAAGATGAAGAAATAAAAGATGGTATCGGTGATTCGTTTGTAACTCTGATTATTTTATCAAAGCAATTAGGTTTGGAGCCAGTTGAATGTTTAGAAGCAGCTTGGAATGAAATCAGAGATAGAAAAGGTAAAACAGAAAACGGAGTTTTTATAAAAAATTAATTATGAGTTTTTTCGCAAACGATATAAACAAAAGAGAGCATAGTTTATGGGTAGAGAAATACCGCCCACAAACGCTTGCTGATTATGTTGGTAATGAAACTATCAAAGAAACTATTCAGCAATATTTAGAAAATAATGATATTCCACATCTATTGTTGTATGGTAAAGCGGGAACAGGTAAAACTACATTAGCAAAGTTAATCGTAAACACAATCAAATGTGATAGTATGATTATCAACGCATCGGATGAAAACAATGTAGATACTGTAAGAACAAAGGTAAAGAACTTTGCATCTTCGGTAGGTTTTGCAGGATACAAAGTGATTATCCTTGATGAGTTCGATTATATGACTCCAAACGCACAAGCAATTCTAAGAAACTTAATGGAAACATTTAGTAAGCATTGCCGATTCATTTTGACTTGTAATTACATTGAGAAAATTATTGACCCTATTCAAAGCCGTTGCCAAGCATTTGCAATTACACCACCAACTAAAAAAGATGTAGCAGTACAGGTTGTTAAAATTTTAGATGCAGAAAAGATTAAATACGAACCAAAGAATATGGCTGATATTATCAATTCATATTACCCTGATATTCGTAGAATCTTAAACACCTGTCAACTACAATCAGCTAAAGGTGAATTGAAAGTAGACCATACAATTATGGTGGAATCAAACTTTCAAACTAAATTGATTGATTTACTAAAATCATCAGATGATAAACGTAATCTATTTATGAAAATCAGACAGGCGGTAGCAGATAATCGATTAAATGATTATTCGGAAATGTATTCAATGTTGTATGATAAAGTAGATGATTACGCAAGTGACAATAAAGCAAATGTAATCTTAACTATCGCAGATGGATTATCCAAAGATGCTTTAGTAGTAGATAAAGAAATAGTTTTTATGAGTACAATTATTCAAATTTTAAATATTATTAAATAATGGAAAACATGCAATTCCAAGCACCACAACAAATTGATTTAAAAAATACACGTGATATAGCATGTAGACATTGTGGTAACTTGTTATTTATGATGGGGTATAGATTTCGTAAGGCATCTAAATTATTAACCGGCGGTGATAGAGATACCGTAATGCCATTCGAAGTACCTTTATGTACTAATTGTGGTAAACCATTAGATGAATTTTTACCTGATGAATTAAGAAGTACAAAAGAAGAAAATAATGGCGGCTAAAAAGTTATTTGACCATTTAAATGCAATAACTGCAGAGCAAGACCCAAACTACTTCAGTAAACTTTCAGAAGAAGATAAAAAATCGTGGAGCAACTTTATGATTAACCGATTCTTATCTATGAAGCCGGAATGGGTTGAGCTTATTGCATCGTTATTACCATTAACTCAAACCTTAGAACCAAAGGATATGTACAAATTGTATATTAATGTTCTTCCAAAAGGAAAGCAATATCTAAAATATACAAAAGGAAAAGCTGATGAAAAATACGAAGAATTTTTAGTTGAGTTAATTAAGAAAGAATTTACAGTGCCAGAATCACAGGCATTAGAATATATTGATATCTTATACTCTACTAGAGAAGGTAGAGAAAATATTAAATACATTTGTGAAAAGTACGGAATAGAGAAAAAACAAATTACGAAACTAAAATTAAAGATATAATTCTTTGGTTTTTTTAAATAAATTTCGTATATTTGTTATATGGCTAGAGTATCATTTTCACAATATAGTATGTGGAGCAGTTGCCCACAACAATACAAACTAAGTTACATTGATGGATTATCACAATCCACATCCAATATACATTCAGTATTTGGTTCAGCAATGCACGAAACGTTGCAAGAGTATTTAAGTAGATGCCTTCGTATCTCCAAATCACAAGCAGATAAGGGAATGGATACTAAAGCATTTCTTAAAGAAAAAATGAGAGAGATTTATCTCAAAGAATCTAACGAAGGTAAAGAACCAATCTGTACTAAAGAAGAATTGGTAGAGTTTTTAGAAGATGGTAATCTTATATTGGATTACTTTCAAAAATCTAAAAACTTCAACAACTTCTTTTCTCTAAAGTATGATGAGTTAGTTGCTATTGAGCAACCAATCAATACAAAAATTAGAGAGCATATCAATTTTTTAGGATTCATAGATTTAGTAGTTAGAAGTAAGTTCGATAACAAATATCGAATCATAGATTTCAAAACATCTACATCGGGTTGGAATAAATACCAAAAGAAAGACCCAACTAAAAACGCACAAATACTTCTTTACAAAAAGTTTTATTCAGAAATGTTAGGAGTTTCTATGGATATGATAGATGTTGAGTTTATTATTCTAAAAAGAAAGGTTTCCAAAAATACTGAATATAATATTCCACGTATTAGTAGACACGTTCCAGCAAATGGTAAACAATCTATTAATAAAGCTTGGAATGAGTTTAATACATTTGTAGATAATGTTTTTAATACTGATGGTTCGTATCGAACTGATGTAGAATTTTTTAAGAAGCCATCTAAATTATGTGGATGGTGTGAATTTTACGGAACATATTGTGATGGAAAATAATTTTTTGTATATATATGTATATACAAATATTATCAACTATGGCAGATTTAAAATTAACTACGGTTAAAGTTATAAAAAGGTTATATGATGAGGATTTTAAAATATCTACCATTCAAGGTGGATTAAACTTTCAAAGACTTGTTAATAGAACTTTAGACCTTTACACCAAAAATGAAAAATTTAGAAAACAACTAAATGAACACACAGCCCTACAAATTAGTGGCTCACAATTTTAAGAACGAACTAAAAAGTTATGGCAAAAAAGAAAATTCTGTTACTCTCCGATGACCTTAGAATGGCTAGTGGTATAGCTAATGTATCAAAGCAATTGGTTTTAGGTACAGTACATAAGTACGATTGGGTACAATTAGGTGCAGCAATCAAACACCCAGAAGCAGGAAAAATATTCGATTTAAATGAGGACGTTAGAAAGCAAACAGGAGTTGAAGATGCTAATGTTAAAATATATCCGTTTGATGGATATGGAAATGCCGATATTATTCGTCAATTGTTAATGATGGAAAAACCGGATGCAATTCTACACTTCACCGACCCAAGATATTGGATTTGGTTATATGAGATTGAACATGAAATCCGCCAATCAGTACCTTTGTTCTTTTATCATATTTGGGATGATTTGCCAGACCCAAAATACAATAGAGATTACTACGAAAGTTGTGATTGGATTGGATGTATTTCAAAACAAACTTATGGTATTACTAAAAGAGTTTGGAGTTGGGATAAAGAAAAACATTGGACTAAGCCAGAAGATTGGCAAGTAAGTTATGTACCACATGGTATTCGTTCAGATATCTATAAACCCGTAGATGTTCCAACTGATTTCAAAAATAAAATATTTGGCGATAAAGAATATGAATTTGTTCTTTATTGGACAAATAGAAATATTAGAAGAAAGCAGCCTATTGATGTGATGTTGGCATTCAACGCATTTAGAGAAGCATTACCGGAAGAAAAAAGAGATAAGGTTGTTTTAGTTATGAAAACAAAACCTGTTGAAGAACATGGTACTGATTTGATAAAAACAGCAGAACATTTGATGCCAGATGCAAATATCATATTTGTAGATGAAAAACTAAAAGAAGAAGAACTAAACTATCTTTACAATTTAGCAGATGTAACAATTATGTTATCATCAAACGAAGGGTTTGGATTAGGTACAGCTGAATCAATTATGGCTGGTACTCCAATTATTACAACTGTAACGGGTGGTTTGCAAGACCAATGTGGATTCAGAGTTAAGGGTAGTGGTAAATTATTAACTGCAGAAGATTATTTAGAAATTGGTTCTTTACACAATAAGCATAAAAAGAATACACACGTTTGGGGAGATTGGGTAAAACCAATTTGGCCAGTTCGTTCAACAACGGGTTCAGTTCCAACACCATATATTTTTGATGATAGAATTGATTTTGAAGATGTATCGCCTTTGATTATGGAATGGTATCAAACTCCAATAGAAGATAGAAAAGCTGCTGGATTGAAAGGTAGAAAGTGGATGATGGGAGAAGGTAAGTTAAGTAGAGAAGCTATGTGTGATGCACTCATTGAAGGTATGGAAGGTGCATTTGAAAATTGGAAACCAAAGAAAAAATTTAAATTGATAAACATCTAATATGAGTAAACCAACATTAGTATTTCAGGCACCCGTAGCAACGAGAAGTGGATATGGAGACCACGCGAGAGATTTATTACAATCATTATATAAATTAGATAAGTTTGATATTAAAGTAATCAGTACAAGATGGGGTGCAACTCCTATGGATGCTCTTAATTATGAAAATGAATTTCATAAATGGATTGTTAATAATATTATCCAAAAACCTGACCAAAAGCCAGATATTTATATTCAAGTGACCGTTCCGAATGAATTTCAACCATTAGGATTCTATAACATCGGAATTACTGCAGGTATTGAAACAACCCATTGTGCATTAGATTGGATTCACGGATGTAATCGAATGGATTTAATAATCGTACCATCAGAACATTCAAAGAAAAGTTTAGTTGATACGGTTTACAATGAGCAAGATAGGCAAACTGGTAAACAAATTGGTCAACACAGAATACAAAAACCTGTTGAAGTTCTTTTTGAAGGATTTGATGAAAATGATTTTGGAACTGATGTAGTTGCTACTGTTAGTGAATTGGATGAAATTAAAGAAGATTTTGCATTTTTGTTTGTAGGACATTGGTTAAGGGGTGACTTAGGTGAAGATAGAAAGAATGTGGGAATGATGATTAAAACATTTGCTATGGCATTTAAAAATGAAAAAGTAAAGCCAGCATTAGTTTTAAAAACATCTACCGCAGGATTTAGTGTGATTGATAGAGAAAGACTTGTATCAAATATAAGACAAACTTTAGGTAAAGATTATGGAACTGTTTCTATTTATTTATTGCATGGCGATTTAACACCTTCACAAATGAATGGTTTATATGAACATCCAAAAGTAAAAGCAATGTTGAATTTTACAAAAGGTGAAGGATTTGGTAGACCATTATTAGAATTCAGTTTGACAGGAAAACCAATTTTAGTAAGTAATTGGAGTGGGCATTTAGATTTTTTAAAAAGTGGAGCGGTATTGTTAGATGGTGAATTGAAGCCTGTACACGAATCAGCAGCAGATAATTTTTTGTTAAAAGAAGCAAAGTGGTTTAATGTAAATGTTTCTAAAGCACTTCCTTTGATTAAAGATATCTATAAAAACTATGACAAATATAAAATAGAAGCATTTCAATTAGGTAAACAAAATAAGCAAAACTTCAGTTTATCGAAAATGACTCAATTGTTTGATACTATTTTAAATCAGTATGGTATTTATAATAAGAAACAACCAACGTTTCAACCAATGCAGTTACCTAAACTAAAAATGGTAAGTAAGTAATATGAATTACAATCCTATATATCGTAAATCAATTGATGATAGAAACGTAGTAGCTCCTAATAAAATGACAAGGGGTAAATTTTATCTTATAAAAGAATACGATTATGTAGATGGGACTACAGGTAAATTTACAGAAACAACGGCACCAATAATTTATACACTATTTGTATCTCAAGGTAAAGATATATTACATTGCGTAAAAGTATCCAATGTAAACCCAAATTTAATAAAAAAGTTCTTTGGAAAATTTGTAAATGAGAATACTGAAAAATTGCAAATGAGGGGTGGTGCTAAAAAGTTTTATGAAAATGTAGTTGCTAAAGTTCCAATCATAACAAATGATGCTTATAGAACATATAAAATAAGTGGATTACAAAAAGTAATAGAATTGACTATGGATGTTAATGAATTGACCCCAAAGAATATGAATGTTACGGGAATAGATAAACGCTCACAATTAAAAGGTAGATAATAATGACATCAAAAGAATACGTTATATGGCTTAAAGGTTTCGTAGAAGCCTGCCACGAATACGCACCCACACCAAAACAATGGGATGCACTAAAAGATAAATTAGCAGAAGTAAATGATTTAATTGGTACACCAATTGGACCAGGTATAGGAGTTCCAAACATACAACAATTCCCAACTTGGCAACACCCACACTATCCTAACCCAATGGATAATCCATATAAGATAACTTGTAGTACGGGTTCAGTTGGTACATCATCACCTGGGTTTGCAGTTACAACTACTCCTGGTTATGGTTCTATTTCCTATAACCCATCCACATCAACTACATATGAGTATCCAAGTGGTAGTGCTTGGCATTATACAAATAATAAATCACACAACGAAGAGCAATGAAAAAAGTATTAGTTACAGGTGGTTGTGGTTTTATAGGTTATGCATTGAC